TAATGATAAAAACAGCAAAGCCTCATTCGATTTTACGCGAATGAGGTCTATATATCGATTCGCTTGTTCTACCTTGTTCATAGGTTAGCCACCGTTTAATCCCATTGAAACACGCAAATCAGCGTAACGCTGCCTACGTGAACCTAACTGCGTAGTACTTGCAGTACCTCTACGATTGGCGACCAATCGACCTCCAGCCCCTGCACCGTTCATATTTCTGCGAGGCCCAGCTACTCTGTTAATTCTTCTTGCGACTCTGCTTTCTAATTTTAAAAGTTAAACAAATCAATCTATATGTTTCTCTAATATCTTGCCCAAAGTATAATCCATTTGAGCTGCGAGATATTCTTCACCTTGATACTCATAAACAATATCGTTACCATTTTCATCTGTGAGAATTACTGCTTCTGCGTTCTTTACCTCTATAATGATGTAAGGACGCTTGCCCGTATATGCACCTGTCAGAAGCTTGATTGCATCGTACTTGATAGGCTTTAATTCTTCTTCACCTTCTTCGGGTAGTTCTGCATCAGCCGGATATTCTTTACCGCCACAGAGATAAGTGATATATTTCTTAGCGTTTGTTGGTCTGATTTCGCGGTATTCGTGGGTTTTCTTGCCTGCTAAGATTTCATCGAAATACTTCTGTTTGATGCTTAATGTAAGAATGTTCATAATCGTGTCAAATTTAAATTAATACTCATAGTTGCGGGGGGCTGAATCGAACAACCGACCTTCACCAAGTCAAAGTGAAAAGCTACCACTGCTACACCCCGCGATAGTATCCCAAAGGTACTACCACAACCAAAGATAACGAAACATCTTCAACCGCTATACGCAACAATCGACTTATTGTTGCGAATTGAGCCATTTATCCCGTCTTTCTCTGCATGCCTCTAAGGTAGGCGCACAACAAGAAAATAGTTCACCACTTTCAGTACGATAGTCATACTGGTACATTCTCACTCTTTTACCTCTCAACCTGGTGTTGTAGGTAGTGTAATTCTCTTTACCGGGTTGACATACGCTGCAACCGTTTTTGTTTATTGAGTTCATAATCAATCTTATTTAATGTTTCACATTCAACCGTTCTTCACTCGTATAAGCCACTACAAGCCCGGTTTCATCATGTTGTATCGTGACATACTTTTCGCCTCTTTCTATGGTAGAAAAATCACACATAGAACATAACTTGCCTAATACTTTGCCCAATTGTTTCATCAGTGATGTTTCTGGGCTGATAACTAAAACTAAATCTGCTTTCATAATCGTATGTATTTAAGCGTTAATACCTATTGCCTTTCTTACGAAGTCACCAGCCTGTTCTACTGACATATTCAGCTTCTTCTGAACCAAGATAAGCATACAGGCTACTTGCTCTTGTGTATTCAGATTGCCCTGCGCAAACTCTGACATGATGAACTTTTCTATTGTTCTCTGTTTAATTACTGATGTTGCCATAATCATATATCTTTTAATTGTTATTACTTCTTGTTTGATGATGCAAATGTAAATGATATATTTGACACTGCAAACAAAATAAGAAATAATATTCTTTCTTTTAACTTTATTTTGTAAATGATATATTTGACACTATTATAATAAACGTATCTTTGCAAAAAAACATAATAGCATGAATAGGATAGAATTACTTATTAAAGAAAAAGGGTATAATATGACATCTTTTGCCGAAAAAATGAATACTACAAGGCAGAACTTATACGCCATATTAAAAAGCCCATCCTACCCAACGCTTGAAAAAGTAGCAGAAGCTTTGGACGTTCCTATGTGGCAACTCTTTGCATCACCGGAAGAAGTGAAAGATGATGCCAATACTATCACCTGCCCTCACTGCGGAGGTAAAATACATTTCGATGGAGAACCACGTATGCCAGAACATAAAAATATACGAGGGAAAGAATACTATAAATAAAGAGTAATATGGAAACATTAGAAATAATATATATAATAATTAGCTTTGTTTTCGGAGTCTTTGTTTCCCCATATTTAAAAAGGACTATAGAAAATATTGCAGATACTCACTGGAGTTATAGAAAAGAAAAAGCTAAAATGAAGTCTGATATTGCAAACAATATAGACAAGCAGTTATTTAGACTTCTAATAAAAGCACAATACGCTCTAAAAAAAGAAGATATAGACTATTCATTACATGGTTGTGGTTCTGCTTTTAAAGACATATCTAATCTTATCGAATATCTTGTACAATTTGAGGAAAGATACAAGACGGATAAAAATGCAAAAAAGATTATAGAATTGCATAAAGACTTCGATAATCTTAAGAAAGACAGTGAATGTAATCGAAGGATTGAAGAACCTGAGTATTATAGAATTGCAAATGAAGTATATAAATACTCTGATAAGATTTTACAGAAGAAATTTCCCAAATGGTAAATAGAGCTGGAGCACTAAACTGGCTTACTCATTGATAACCTCATTAAAAGCAATAAAGGCGCACCCAAACGATGCGCCCTCTCTTGTCAATTAATCTTTGATTTTATATTGGAGCCTCCCGGCTGGAATATCAGAATCTGACAGCTTCCATTCTTTTGAGGATATTATTATACCCCTCTTGGATTATAGCCTTTTGCTTTTCGGAAGCTGTAACGATCTTTCCTTTGTATTTTCGCATAACAGACTCGTTCAATCCAATTTCCTTTGCGAACTTGCTGGCATTAATGAAAGGGAATGCCTCGAAGAATCCACTCAAATCATAAATATACGAAACAGAATAGCCAGACTTATACCACACAGGAAACTCACCATGTTTCTCTTTGTAATATTCAGCCTGTTCTTCCAGTACAGACAGGAAATCATCTTTGGCTTCCTGCTCCGTAAGACCGAAACCATACGCGCCGTTCACGTCTTCCGAATAAATAGAAATACCTCCATCATTCGCCTTTTCGATAATCGCCTTAATCTTCTTCATAATCGTGCCATTTTTAATTTCGTCAATTAAAGCACCCACCGAAGTGGGTGCAGTCCTTTTACTTCTTTAACCCCGCCTTTTTCATCATACTATCAAGAGTACCGTTTGGAATCTCTTTTGCCGGATGCCTACCGACAGGGATAAAGTAGTCAAAGTCGGGATGAACATATTTGTAATGGTTCGTTCCCTTTTTGATTGTCCAGCCTGCTGATTCAATCAATTTGTAAAACTCTGAATACTTCATAAAATCAAAGAACTTTTTAATTGACGCCACAAATATAACGTTTTTGTTACAACCACAAAAGTAACCACAAAGAAAACAGTAACATATTTGTTGCTTTTAACAATTAACGAAGCCGACCTACTTCTCCGGCTTTATCCTTTCCATCATCTCCCCATATATCCAATCCACATCTTGCCGGAAATACTTGTACAGCTGGTAAGAGAAAACCAAGTTATTACGGTTATTGGATATGGTTGTCTGGGCATTTACACCTAAAACCTCCGCCAGCTTATCT